GCGAGGGGCTCGACGAGGTCGAGGACGAGGACGTGCGGGCCGCCCTGCGCCAGTACATCTTCGGGATCGCGAGGGCCATGAAGGTGTGAGCGACCTCAACACTCGGATTCACCGCCTCCTCCTCCGCCGCGCCGTCGAGCGGACGCGCTACGAGAACGGGACGCTGAAGCGCCTCGCCCTCTCATGGCGCGAGGTCGAGGCCGCGCTCCTCTACCTCGTCGAGGGGAGCGCGCTCTTCGGTGGGGCGAGGGTGGGATTTGGCTTTGCCGTTAACCGGGACGGCCTCGCCGCGCTCATCGTTGATATGGCAGGGGTCGTCGGGAGCGGGCTCTCCGTCCAGCTCGAGACGCTCCTGGTCGACCTCCGGGACCTCGCCGAACTCGAGCTCCTGGAACTCCCGAACGTCCTCTCGGCTGAGATGAGTACACCCGAGGCGAACGCGAGTAGCGCTGCGATCCCCGGGACGGAGATCTTCCAGTCGTTCCCGGGGGGTCAGGTCTCGGAGCTCCTGAGCAGCCCGCTCGGAGGGGCGCGGTTCGCGCAGTCGTTCGCGGACCTCTCGGCGGCGATGGTCGCGCGGCTCCGGAACGCGCTCGTCAACGCGCTCTCGCAGGGGATGAGCGCCGCGCAGGCAGGGCGGGCGGTACGTGGGGTGATACGGACAAGCTGGATGCAGGCCGAGGTGATCGTGCGGAGCGAGTTCGTCCGGGTCGCGAGTCAGGCGGCGCTGGCGGTCTTCGATCAGAACCAGAGCCTCCTGAGCGGCGTCCAGTGGTCCTCTGTTTTAGACCGAAGGCGTAGGACGTGCTTACAGTGCGGTATCCTCGACGGACGGGTCTGGAAGAAGGCGAGCGAGGCGCTAGTCCCGGTCGTCAATACTCATTTGCTCTGCTCTTGTACCCTTATCCCTGTCGTCCGCGGCGCTCCGGCGTCTGAGACGATCTCCTACAGGGACTGGTTCAGGGGACAGGACGCGAGCATGCAGCGGGAGATCCTCGGGCCCATGCGCTATAAGCTCTATAGGGGAGGCGGCTATAAGCTCCCGGACTTCGCGTCGGCGCGCGGCGTCCGCTCTCTGAGCGCGGTCCTCAGGAAGGCGCGCGCGGCGTGAATCGGAAGCGTCCGATGGTGAAGACGGTGACGCCGCCGATCGTCGCGCGGTGGCTCGAGGTCCAGCACCTCACCGTCCTCCGGTGGATTCGGAGCCGTCAGCTTCCGGCGCTCGATATCGGGACGGGGAACAAAATCCACCGATACGTGATCTTCCGGAAGGACCTCGCGGTCTTTCTGCTCCGCCGCGGGATGACGGAGGAGCGCATCCGCGATATGCTCGGCTGAACCTGCAGCGACTTTGTAGATATAACCTGACGTAGTCCGATATATCCTACCCCTGAACAAACCTAGAATCTCCCGCTGCACTCATGTCACCTCCCTTACAGTAGCAAGCTAGGAGGAGGGCCCGGTCTCTATGGCGATGAAGACTGAAGGTGGAATGAGTTTTTCGAGCTCGGCCTACCTCGTAGTTGGTGACCCTAATAAGACCTCGACGTGGAAGCTCCGCATCGAGGAGACCCCGGGGAAGGTGACGAAGGCGCAGCTCGGGCGAGCGGCGGCGGCGCTCGGGAAGGGCTTCCGTGGGAACCGCGTTCAGCTCTCGAGCGAGGAGCGCGCGAGCGCCCTCCGGAAGCTCCGGGGTAAGTACCGGGGTATGGGCGTGATGGCGGCCGACATGCCGAGCGTCATGCAGCAGAGCCTCCAGGACGTGGCCTTCGCGGATCTCCGGAGGACGGCCTCCGTACTCCTGGAGAGCGGGGCGATCCCCGAGGAGCAGCGGGAGGGGGTGAAGGATACCCTCGATCTCCTCGCGGAGAGCATGTACCTCGGTGGACTCTCGGCGATGCAGAACGGAACGCTCTCCTTCGAGGCGATCTGCGCCGCCATAAGTAACGCGCTCCGCGAGTACCAGAAGGACCCGGAGACGGAGATGGCCGAGTACCCGTCGTGTACGGTCGTCGCGACGTTTCCGGGAACGGTCGTCTACGAGCACGACGCGAAGCTCTACCAGATCGGCTATCGCATCGAGGGGACAAACGCCGTCCTCGAGGGCGAGGCCGTCGAGGTTAGTGCGGAGTTCGCCCCGGTAAAGCTAGAGGCGATGCAGCAGGAGGGGCTCGCCCTCATCGAGTCGTGGCCGAGCGGGGTCATCAAGCACGCGAGCATCAATCGCGCGCAGTCGGTTATAGAGGGGACGACGCTCATCACGGGGACGTCGCAGAACGGGAAGAAGGGGAAGCGACGCTACCCCGAGTCCGTCCTCCGGAAGATCGCCGGGATGGCCGAGGGCCTCCCGGCGTACCTGAACCACACGCCGCCGGAGATGGCGTTCAAGACCCGCCCGGTGCAGGACCTTATCGGGCGGCACCGGAACGTCCGGTACGACGCCGCGACCGAGTCCGTGAAGTCGGACCTGCACGTCGCGGCGCATCAGGCGCCGCTCGTCTTCAGCCTCGCGGAGAAGTTCGGGGACCACATAGGGAATAGCCTCGTCTCCCGGGGGCAGATCGCTATGGAGGGCGACGTCGAGGTCGTCCAGGACGTCCTTACCCTCCGCTCCGCCGACCTCGTCTCGGACCCGGCGAGCACGAAGGGGCTCTTCGAGTCGAAGGAGGACGGAGATCCGGTCGGCGCCTTCTCGACGCTGATCGAGGAGATCCGGAAGTCCATTACCCAACCACCCGAGCAAGGAGGAGAGACCGTGGATCTAGTGACTACGATCGCGTACCTGAAGGAGAAGCCCGCAGATCAGAAGCTCCTGGCCGAACACTTCGGCTTCGTGACGAAGGACGAGGCCGCGAGGCTCACCGAGCCCGCCGCGAAGCTCGGCGAGTCGGTCGCCGCGCTGACCAAGGAGCGCGACGCGCTCCTGACGGACGTCGCCGCGAAGGCGAAGCTGATCGAGGCGAAGGACGTCGAGCTGAAGGCGGCGACCGCGAAGGTCGACGAGCACGCGGCGAAGGACGCCGTCGCCGCGAAGAAGGTGAAGCTCGAGGAGGCTATCGGCGCGCACGACCTCGGGAAGAAGTTCGGGAAGGTCGAGGGCGTGATCAGCGAGACGTTCAGGGGGATGCTCATGGAGGCCGCCGAGGACTCCTGGACGAAGATCCTCGACGATCGGCTCTCTGGCGTGACGAAGGTCGCCGGCGTGAAGCTCCCGCTCTCGGAGGGGAAGGTGGTCGAGAGCGGTGGCGCGATCCCTGCGGGAATTCACGAGAAGCTCGCGGCGGCCTTCTAGGCGTCCAGTCTGTACGCTCATTGACGAAACTGCTGGATTGCTCTTACCAGCGGCGAGTAGCGGGACGGTCTCCCGCGAAACCGACTGAGTGAAAGGATAGAAGAAATGACCAGTGCGCATCGTGGTGCGTGGGGCGACAAGAACCCGAAGCAGTTCGCCGTCGACTCGACGCTGGCCGTCGAGATCGGCGATCTGATGTGGTGGGACCGAGTTAATCGGGTCGCGCGCTCGGCGGGCGGGGCCGCCGCGTGGACCGGGACGACGGAGGGGTCGCAGGGGAAGGTGGCGGAGAACTTCATCGGGATCGCGAGGTCTGCGTTCGCCGTCGGTGATATGCACGCCCTCGTCCGCATCGAGGGGCGCGGCGTGCACCGCATTCCGGTGACGACGGCGGCGACGTTCGAGGTCGGCGACCTCGTCTCGGCGTCGAAGGACCCTGGAGGGAACGTGCTCTTCGCGCAGCAGGTCGACAAGGTCGCGGAGGGCGCCCCCGGTGAGCCGACGATCGCGGGTCGCCTCCTGGCGATCGGCCGCGCGGCGAAGCGGTATACGGGAGCGACGAATATGCTCGAGGTCGAGATCCTCGGAACCCGCGAGGCAGGTGGGTCGGTGCGGAACTACCTCACGAGCTAACGGAGAGAAGAAGAGAGAGAACTTTAACCTGTTCCCCAGCCCCCTTGGCTGCGGCAATTCTAACAGAGGAGAGGAAGACGATGCGAGCGAATGATATCCGGGACATCTACCGGGCGGTCGGGGCTCGGGGGTTCGCGACGGTGGTGGCGGATCTTCTCGAGGGGAAGGACCAGAGCGGGAGGACCGTCCCGAAGAAGCGCGCCGAGGACTTCTCGATGCGTACCCTCTGGGAAGGGCTCGTCGGACCCGTCGGCGAGACGCTCCCGAACTACTCGGGGGGGTCGGGGAGGTTCAACTACATCGAGCTTCAGGAGCAGGTCGACTCGACGATGTTCCCCAACGTCATGGGGGTGTTGATCTCCTCGAAGGTCATCGACGGGTACAACATGAACGCGATGATCGGCGATCAGCTCTGCACGACGATGACCTCGAAGCTCCGCTCCGAGAGGCTGGTCGGCTTCACCTCCCTCGAGGGACCCCTCGAGGTTCCCGAGGCGATGCCCTACGAGGAGTCGACGTTCGGTGAGAAGTTCGTCACCACCGACACGGCGAAGAAGGGGCGCATTCTGGAGATCACCGAGGAGGCGATCTTCTTCGATCAGACCGGACAGCTGCTGATGCGGGCCTCCCGCCTCGGCGAGATGGCGCGCGAGGAGCGCGAGCTGGTGATCCTCTCCGGCGTCCTCGACGTCGGCTCCGGGGCGGCGGGCTACAAGGACGTCTACCGCCCGGGGGGCGTCGCGACGGCGCTCTACTCGACGGCCAATCAGAACCTGGTCGCCGGGAACAACCCCCTCGTGGACTGGACCGACATCGACGCGGCCCTCCTCTGGCAGTCCCTGAACGTCACCGACGACCGCGTCGTCGCCGCCGACCGCCTCCCAATCCCGATGATCCCGCGCGTCGTCCTGGTCGGGCGCGGCCTCATCGGTACGCTCTCGCGGGTCCTCAGCGCGACGGAGCACCGCTCGGCCTCGGGTACCGAGACGCTGATAACCGGGAACCCACTCACGAGCATCGCCCCGGGGCTCGTCCCGCTCACCTCGCCGTTCATCAACACCCTCGCGGCGGTGGCGGGCTCGCGGTACAACGACGCGAACGACTGGTTCATCGGCGACCCGAAGCGGCAGTTCATCTGGCAGGAGATCTGGCCCCTGCAGACACTCCGGGCGATGCAGAACGACGAGGCGCAGTTCCGCCGGGACATCATGGCCCGGTTCAAGGTTCGGTACTTCGGCGGCTTCGCCGCCATCGACACCAAGTACTGGCTCAAGGTCAACGCGGCGTAGCAGATCCAGGAGACTCGTTACCTGGTGGTCGCGGGGGGCATCCTCTAGCGGTGGCGGGGCCGATCTTGTACGGGGGCTCTAGGAGCCGACGCCAAGTGGTCCCGCGACCACCAGTTTTCTCTTTCTAGCGGAGGCTCGATTCTATGCGCGGGACGATCGGCATCCTGACCGGGAGGGGTCCCGCCTGCGACCCCCTGCAGGACTGGCTCGACACCCTCCCGTCGGACGTCCGGAGGCACCGGATAGCCGGGAATCAGATCGCGTGGCAGCGGAACGAGGTGATCCGTGCCCGCGAGGGCGAGTGGGTCCTCTTCGTCGACGCGGACTGCATCCCGAGCCTCCACGCGCTCGACGAGCTCCTGGAGCACGACCTCCCTCTCGTGAGCGGGACGGTCCTCGAGCGTGTCTTCCCGTTCGACGTCTGCGCCGTGAAGTCCGTCGAGCCCTACGAGCGGTACCGCTGCACGGAACTCCCCCGCTCCGTCTTCCCGGTCGTCGCGGTGGGGACCGGGTTCCTCCTCATCCGAGAGGGCGTGATTCGGGGGGTCGGCGACCCATGGTTCCGCTGCGGGCAGATCTCCCCGGAGCTCCTCGCGGAGGACTTCGACTTCAGTCTTCGCGCGGCCGAAGCCGGGTTCCCCCCGTACCTGGACCCGAACGTAGGTGTAGGGCACGAGACCCGCGTGATCCTCTGGCCGGGGGAGGAGGGGATCGCGGTGCAGTGGCCGGATCAGACCGGGTGGCTGAAGTACCGCGAGGCCCTCCGCCCGTGAGCTTCACCTACACCCAGCCCTGGGCCTCGACGCGCGACTACGTCAGGTTCCTCGTCGGCGACACGAACGCCGCGAACGCGGTCTTCGACGACGAGGAGCTCGACAGCCTCGTCGCGACCTGGAGCGGGGACGCCCGCCTCGCCGCAGCCGAGGCGCTCGACGCGCTCGCCGCGCTGTACGCGCGGGGGGCGATTATGTACCAGATCACCGGGTCGTCCGCGAGCGGCGGCTTCCAGATGGACCGGCGGAAGGTCGCCGACGCCCTCGAGAGGCGCGCGGCGAGCCTCCGGAAGGCCGCGGCGACGGTCCCGTTCGAGTTCGAGTCGGTCCTGGACGAGCACGTCGACTCGGCGGGGCTCGACTGGAGTAACTACACGATGGGCTTCGAGGCCGCCCCGTGATCCAGCGCACCGAGTTCCTCTCCCCGTTCGAGCTGGCGCTCATCATAGACGACGCCGCCGGTCTGGTGAACGACATGGAGATCGGCGTCCCGGCGACCTTCGGGAAGTTCGTGAGCAGGACGTTCACGCCGAGCACGGGCGCCTCGACGTCGACATACGTCGACTACCCCGTCCGCGTCGTCGAGAGCTACCTGACGACGAGCGAGGTCCGGGCGTCGGACGGGCTCTTCCAGACCGGGGACGTCCGCCTGGCGATCCCGCGCTCGATCCTCCCGGTCTCGCCGAACGACGGGGACCGGATCGTCTACAGGGGAGAGACGTACGAGCTGATACACTGGAACACCGACCCGCTCAGTATCTTCTGGCGTATCGTCTCGCGGAAGGCCACGTGAGCCCCGTCGCCGGGGTCGTCGCCGTCCTCCACCGCGGGGACGTGGGGTCCGAGCTCCTGCACTGGGTCCGCCGCCTCCCTCCCGACGTGAAGCTCGCGCTCCCGAGGGGGAATCAGATCGCGCGGCAGCGGAACGCCGCCGTCATGGAGTACGGCATCCCTCCGTGGACGCTCTTCGTCGACTCCGACTCCGTCCCGCCCCCGGACGCGCTCGCGCGGATCGTGGCCGTGCGGGAGCCGATCGTCTCCGGGGTGGTCCTGGAGCGGATGTACCCCCACCGTGTATCGGCGGTGAAGAGCCTCGACCCCCCGGAGCGCTGGGCCCTCGCCGACCTCCCCCGCTCCGGCCTCGTCCCCTGCCCCGCCTTCGGCGCCGGGTTCATGCTCGTGAGGGGGGAAGTCTTCGAGGCGCTGGACTTTCCCTGGTTCCGGTGCGGGCAGATCACCCCGGATCTCCTCCACGAGGATATGGAGTTCTGCCTCCGAGCGGGTAAGGCGGGGTTCCAGCCCGTCCTCGACGCCGGGATAAGAGTGGGGCACACGACGAGCGCCGTCCTCTGGCCCGGGCTCGACGGGCGGCCCTGGGTGGAGTGGTCTGGCCCTATGGAACACCGAGAGCACTTGGACGATATTCGATCTGCTTACGCGGAGGTACTTAATGCCGGGGGATGAAGCCTTCGTGTTCTGGAACGGGAAGGGAATCGGTGCGCGCGGGGTGGGGGTGTTGATAATCCTGGCGGTACTGGTGATTTCGGGCACCAATCTGTGGGCAGGCCGGATGGTCGAAAATACGATGATACGCGAATACGCGAAGATCACGGAGCTGCTCATCGAATCCCGAAAGGCCCAGCGCGCCGAGCACGATCTCCTGCGGGCGACGCAGGAGCGTGTAGTCTGCATCACCACCATGACGCCGGAGGATCGCGTGAAGTTTCGTAATGGGTACAGGGACGGGGACTTCAAGCGCTGGTGTTTGTGGGTGACTGAATGAAGCAGTATAAGAGGGAGATCTAACATGGACAGCGCGAAGGTGGGGATGGGCGGCTACCCGCCCGCCGTTGAGATTGGAACCGGAAACCCCGAGGCGGAGAAGTACGGGAAGATGTGGGAGCGCCCCGAGTACCGAAAGGTCTCACCGGGGGAGGGGCTCGCGCAGGTCTTCCTGGCGCAGGCACGTCCGAAGCCGGGGGCCGAGGTCCTCGACTTCGGGTGCGGGACCGGGCGCGGTGCCCTGATGCTCGCGATCCTCGGGGGCCTCCGGGTGACGATGATCGACTTCGTCCGGAACTCCCTGGACCCGGAGATCAGGGAGGCCCTCTCGACCCAGGCGCACACCCTGAAGTTCGTCAAGGCCGACCTGGAGCAGCCGATCCCGGTGGTCGCCGAGTACGGCTTCTGCTGCGATGTCATGGAGCACATCCCCCCCGAGCGGGTCGACCGCGTCCTCGACAACGTCCTGAAGGCGGCCCGTCACGTCTTCTTCTCGATCTCGACGATCCCGGACAAGTGCGGGGACCTGATCGGGGAGGATCTCCACATGACGGTGCAGCCCTATGGCTGGTGGCTCCGGAAGCTCTGCGACCGGGACGCCGTCGTCCACTGGTCCCGGGAGGAGGACGGGGCGTCCCTCTTCTACGTCTCGGCGTGGCGCTCCGGCCGCGACGTCGTGAAGTCCGGGGTCCTCAACGCGGAGGAGGAGCGGATACGGGAGAACGTCAAGCACAACATCGCGCAGGGGTGGAAGCAGGTCCACCCGGCCCCGACGAACGACCTCGAGTGCATGATCGTCGGCGGCGGCCCCTCGCTCCCCGAGTTCGAGGACGAGATCCGGGCGAAGCGCGCGGAGGGGGTCAAGCTCGTCACCCTCAACGGGGCCTACAACTGGGCCCTGGAGCGCGGCCTGGTGCCGAGCGCCCAGGTCATCGTCGACGCGCGGGCGTTCAACGCGCGGTTCACGAAGCCGGTGGTCGAGGGGTTCAAGGTCGAGGAGCTCGACGGGGCGGTGGAGGGGACGCTCTACCTGCTGGCGTCGCAGTGCCACCCCTCGGTCTTCGAGGGGCTCCCCCGGGACCGGACGTACCTCTTCCACACGATGTCGGGGCTCGTCCGGGACCTCCTCGACGCGGAGTACGGGGGGGAGTGGCACTCCATCCCCGGGGGGTCGACGGTCCTCCTCCGGGCGATCCCGCTCCTCCGGATGCTCGGGTACGCGCGGTTTCACCTCTACGGGTGCGACAGCTGCCTCCTGCCCCTCTCTCCGGTCGAGCCCCTGACGAAGGCCCTCCTCGGGCGCATGCCGGTGACGCTCGCCGAGCACGCGATGGGGCATCACGCGTACGCGCAGCCGGAGAACGACAAGGGCGTGGTCCTCCCCGTGATGACGAGCCCGGGCGGGCGGGTCTTCTACTGTCACGGCTGGATGATCTCGCAGGCCCAGGAACTCATAGATATGATCCGGACGCTCGGCGACGTCATCGAGCTGGAGATCCACGGCGACGGGCTCCTGGCGTACATCCTGAAGACCGGTGCGGAGCTGGAGTGGAGCGAGGCCGATCCCGCGATCTCCGAACCCGCCGAGCGGAAGCCCGGCGTGCTTCTGACGCTGAAGGCTCGAGGGCAATAGTGAGATGCCCTTCGTGAAGGGCTACCGCCCGTCGCTGGAGACAAGGGAGAAGCTCCGGCTCGCCGCGACGGGGTATCGTGCCTCACGTAGGACGCGGGCGAAGATGCGTGCGTCGTCCCTCGGGAGACCGAAGACCGCCGAGCACGCGGCGAATATCTCCAGGGCGAGGATGGGAATAGAGTTCTCGGCGGAGACCCGGGCGAAGATGAGCGCGGCGAAGCTGGGGCGTCCGTCATGGAACTCCGGGAAGAGGATGTCGGCGGAGGCGTGTCGGAAGAACTCGGAGGGGCATATAGGGCAGAGGGCGTGGAATAAGGGGATGAAGACCGGACTCGCCCCGTGGAGGGGGAAGAAAAGGGGGCCACAGTCAGTTCTTCAGAGATTTAGGATTTCTGTTACTAATAGGAAGCCGAAGACGCCGGAGCATATCTCACATATTCTCGGTGCTCGGTGGCATGGGCCGCGCCCGGAATATAACGGTACGTACTTTCGCTCCTCGTACGAAGTACGCTTCGCGAAGATTTGTGATACTGTAGGTATAGCATGGGAGTACGAACCGAGGCGATTCTACCTCGGGACATGTAGCTACTTGCCAGACTTCTACCTCCTGACTCTCGGGATCTTTATTGAGCTCAAAGGCTACTTTAGTGAGGAGGGCAAGCAGAAGATAGCACTCTTTAGAAAACTCCACCCCGAGTTTCCCCTTGGGGTGGTATTGAAGTGCACCCTAGAAAAGCTGGAGGTGTTACATGGCCGCACAGGCGTGGAAGATCAGCTAAACGGTCTCGTCGCGCAGCAATGCGCGATTGCAACGGCGTGAATTGTCGGGAACCCTAACCGCCGAGAGGCGTACGGGAATCCGCAGCCAAGCCGCGTAGGAATACGCGGAAGGTTCAGAGACTAGGGGAAGTAGGCCAGAACGGTCGAAACCCCCACGAGCGCGCCGCATCCCTCGGGAAAAGAGGGATGAAGAGATAGTCCCACCCTCCGTGGAAACGCGGAGTGCCCGGATAAAGAGCCGGGTGATGGCAAGACGAGCTACGCTGCAGCAAAGAAAAAGATCGGGAACGGCTCGCTCACGCTCCACACGGGCGTCTTCAAGATGTCGCTCCACCGGAACTCGGCGTCCGGGACGATCACGTCCCTCTCGACGATCTCCATCTTCTCGTCGATCGTCGCCGAGATCAGCGCCGTCGGCGGATACGCCGCCGGGGGGCGGTCGGTCCCGACCGTCGCGTGGACGCTGGGGGTCACGAACCTCCAGTACAAGTTCACGTACGCGGCGGGCGGCGTCATCTTCACCGCCTCCGGGGCGACGCTCGGGAACATCCGCTACGCCCTCATCCGGAAGTCCTCTGGGTCGACGACCTCGGGCTTCCCCCTCTGCTACTGTTCCCTCTCCTCGGCGAACTTCTCGATCACCTCGCCGAACACGCTCACGATCCTCCCGGCGGCGACGGGCGTCTTCACGATGGCGTAAGGGAGGACTCTGCTGCTCTAAGCATAGAGAAGGAGGACCGCTTCTATGATCGTCCTTAGCGCGGTTGCGGTGGCTCCGGATAGGATCAACCTGTCTTGGACCGACGACTACGCCGCCGGGCCAGGCTACGTGCTGGATCGGGCGCAAGTCGCCCCGTCGGTGGTGGGTCCATGGATCACGGTCACGGAACTCGGGGGAGCCGCGAGGGCCTACAGCGACGCCGGCGTCACGCCCTCGACGAGCTACGCCTATCGGCTGTCTCGTGTCGCGGAAGCGGTGACGGCGAACGCCACGACGCCGAGCGGCGTCACGCTCCCCGCTGTCCCGAGCAATCTCTCGGCGGTGGCGGTGTCGGCCAGCCAGATCGACCTGGCGTGGACCGATGAATCGACGAACGAGCTGGGCTTCAAGATCGACCGCTGGAACGGGTCCGTCTGGATCGAGATCGCTGCCGTTGCCGCCGGCGTCACCGGGTACGCGGATACGGGCCTGCTCGCCGGGACGCTCTATTACTACCAAGTGCGCGCGTACAACACCACCGGGAGTTCCGCGGCGACACCGTATCAGAGTGCGACGACGCTGCCTGTCGTAGTACCGGCAGGTCTGACGCTCGTCGGATGGCGGATGGATCTCGGCACGCCGCAGGATGTAAAAGTTATTGACGGTGCGCTCTATCTCGCGTCGAGAGAATT